GACTCAACAAATTTAGTACGCATAAATTTATCTAAATTTTTATATCCTGCCGTCGGTTTATAAATTGGCGGAGTCCAGTTGTATTGTAAAATTTGTCCCATTCTAAAAGAATCAACAAAGCCTACGCCAAACTGTCCCACTCTAAAAACTTTAGGATCTGTTGTTTGAAGTATTAAACCAGACTTTTCATCTGATGCGGCAGAATCTCCTCCAAGAAATACCTTGTTCCCAGAAGATAGGGCTACGATACAGGTCATATACCCTATTGTACTATTTCTAATATTCCGAGTCTACATCCTGCAATTCAATTATATTTAATTGTACTAGGGCATTCTCAAGCTCTGATTTAACCTGGATTAATTCCTGTATTGAGGAGTAATATTTATCCTTCCAGTCTGTCAGCTCTTTTTCAAGCTTATATAATTCAATTTTAAGGTCTTTTATCTCTAATTTAAGATGATCCTGTTCCCGCTCTTGCTTTCTTGTTTTTTCTCTTTTATTTTCTTTTAGCCCCGCCACAATTGCCGTACCCATACCGCTTAATACGGCGGCAGAAATAGCCAAAACAATAGAGGTATAATCCATAATAGATTAATTATACCGTTAAATAGGTCTAAACTAATAGTTCAGACGCAGATATTTCATTTCCTATATAGCGCTTTTTAAGAACAAATTCCCTGACATGGTCGGCGCCATTTGATCTTCCAGCCAAAATAATTACCCAGCGTGGCTCCAATTTAGAATTGATGCAGGTCTCGCACATCAATAAATTAATCGGAAGCAAAGAGGACTTCTTTGCATTTAATTTATGCTTGCTCTTGCTACAGCTATAGCATAAGATCTTATCCATTATCTTCCTCTACGTGATGAAATACGATTTCGTCTACTATAGCGAACTCGTCATTTTCTAATAAAACTTCGCAATCTATTCCGTCTTTATTATATTTTACCAAAGATGCAAACGCTCCAAGCTTATCCACTGTTCCATAAACTCTTTCTTCATATATATATACAATGTTAATTATCTCATAATACTCTTGCACTTGGTACCCCCTCTAGTTCACATCTTACACCAAATGATTCTATTACTTTTTTAACCTTATCAACATAAGAAATTACTTCTTCCTTTTTGCTTCCGTCAAACTGTAAAAAATTATCTTCGTATAATCTGATCGCTAGAAAGTCTGGGTACATTGCAATATCCATCATGAGCAACATAGGTTGCCTTATCTCTCTGATCTTTTTCTTCATTTCGTCATTATAAAATACTGGTTTGTTTGGTTCGCCCGTCCATTGATTAATGCCATGTTTGAAATGGCCTTTATCATAAAAATGACTGCTATTGCTAAGCGACACCTTTACTCCTTAGTTTCTTCCAAATTTCTGGAGTCTTGTGGAGATTTTTAGACTTATCTATTTCTCCTGATGACATATAAACGCCACCCCATACTCCATACTCTGCTTTTTCTACGCCTGATTCATAGCACATTTTAAGGACTGGGCATGACAAGCATGCGTCGTCTATATTTTTTGCTATGTTGGCGTCTACTTCATATTTATCATAGAATAGATTTGTGTCCATTCCACGACATACGGCCAGATGCCACCAGTCAAAATCGTCTGTATCTACACCTAAATCATTTAAAATATTTGACATACTTTATAGGGAGCTTCCATATACCATTATTGTTGACGGCTATTCTTTCTGCCGTCCCCCATGTATTCTTTCGAAACATGCCGTTTTTGCTTGTATATCCGTTGATATTTTTATTCCATATTAAAAGATCATAATTTTCCCAGAAAGTATTTATTTTTTCTGTCTGCGCTTTTCTTATGAAGACTTCAACACCTTGTAAATTTAGGTTTAACATTTTCCTTTTTATAGACTAAACCGCAGCATCCCAATATATATATTATACAGGAATTGCTGCGGCTCTGTCAATACTTATTTAATGAAAGTTCCGTTCCAAACGGACTTCTTTACTGTGTACTTTCCACCACGGCGCTTATATTCTTGAACTACCCATCCATTTGCATAGGCTGAAGGGTAGACATCAAATTTTCTTTTAGCCTCTGCAACAACTCTAGCATAGAGTTCTTTGTCAGATGGCTCACCTCTGCGATCATCAATTACTTCTTTATATTTATCTTTGGCCTTGTCCAATTCTTCATCTTTTTCATCATATGACTTATTTACTGGGACACAGTTTGGAACCATTCGGCCATTCTTTTCTTTCATGCCTTCCTGCTTATAGCCAGACCAGCATGCTTTTGTCATATTATCCCATTTATCTTCTTCTTCATCGTCTGATTCATAATCTGAATTTTCTGATTTTGTAACTGGGTAATTAATTTCATTTTTCATTGGATCTCCGACTGGAGGTACGCCGTTGTCTTCTGCTTCTGGAGCTTCCATTTCAGCTTCTGGCTCTTCTTCTTCTGGAACCTCAATCATTCCTTCAATTGCTTCCATTAGATGCTCAATTACCATTCCAAGCTGCTCTTTAGTGATCTCTGGACGTAGGGCTTTTTTAATTTCTTCATCGTCATCAATTTCAATTACCGTATCTACTGGGTTAACTACGTCATCAAGCATATCTTTAATTTCATCAATTAATTCATCTTGAGTATAGGATTTCTTCATATTCTTTTCCCGCTCTACAATTTTGCGAGACCAAGAGAAACCAGCATCTCCACCCCATGCGTCCCACATAATTCGACCATTCGAAGGGTTAGAAGTATTGAAAAAGTCTTTACCTTTTTTGTCTACTTCGTGTCTGGAAAAGAAGGAATACATTCGTTTAACGGTGGACAAACTTAATGTCTCACCACGTGCAAGTTGCCCTGCACGAGTCCAGCCTACTGCGGTTCCAGCACCTGTTGCTTTTCCTTGTTCTTTCCAACGAATAGCTCTCTTAGCTGCCGCCTTCATACCAGCGGTGGGCTTGTATCCTTCTTTAGCCATCACTTCTCCTTTACGCTGACAACTTTGACATTTCTGACTTCGTCATCAACTCCGAATATATCGTTTAAATAGTCTACAGCATCATTCTCGTCAAATGCCTGTACTTCTGCTTCAATCTCTAATTTTACCTTATATGTCTTCATTATGCTTTAAACTTAGGGCGTCCAAATCCTACTATAGAGATAGGAACACCTTTCTTATTTTTCTTAAATGCACGAAGCTGCCTGCAGGCTTCTCCGCCATTTCTTTGACTTCCTTTTTTGCTGCTTGAAGTATTCCCTTCAATGCACCATACGGTTCCGTCCTCATTGTCTTCGACGACAATTCCAACATGCGAGATTCTGTCTACACCGTCCCCAGGAAAATCAAAATAAGCAATGTCTCCTGGCTCTGGATCTGCTACATCTACGTCAATCCATTTACCAGACTTTTTGAATGCGGCTGCCCCGCCTGGAGTATAAACTGTGTTTGGCACCTTTACTCCTGCTTGATCTGCACACCACATTACAAATGATCCGCACCATGGCTGGAAGTTAGCCTTTGTAAACGCACCATATTTTGTCTCATTGTCTTTTGGACCTTCAATGTATCCAACTTGAGATTTAGCAACTTGAATTAAACGAGCAGCACTTCCTTTAGGAGCCTTTGCCGTTTCTTCTGGTACTGGAAAGTTATCTGACATTTTAATCTTTATCCCATTCTGTATCTACTGGCTGCTCTGCTGGCATTTGATCATTTGGCTTTGCATCAAGACGAGCCCTGACAGCATCTGCTTCTACCTCAGCCTTTAGTTCATTAATTTCTAATTCTGACTCAAGTTTCTTATCCGCCTGAGTATTCTTAGCGTCCATTTCTTTATTGTCTAACTGTGCCTTCATAATATCTTTTGCACCAGACTGTCCAATTAGTAGACCCGCCAATGTTCCTGTAATAAATGTTGCAACGCTTCCCAATACATTAAAGAACATCTTGTCATTTTCTGACTGTGCTCCTATTGGTTGTGTAACAAACAACAATCCGTAAAGAATTCCAATTGATGTTAGGAATAGAATTGATCCAAGCGTAATTCCTAAAATGAATTTTAATCTTGCATCAAGGTCTTGTGGTGTTAATCTTTCTTTAGCCATTTTTTACCTTTGTTTTTTGGTACTCATCCCAGACTTCTTGTCCTACTAAATCTCTAGAACATGTTCCAGTAGTCTCACAGATTGGTGGGTTGCATTCGGCTTTTTCCCAATTTGCTGTATCTTGGCATTCATAACGGAATGAACCATCAAAGTTACACGATGTAACTGTGAGGGCTAGCATTAAACTAGCTAATGAGGCACCTAATTTTCTCATGCCTCCATTATAGCATTTTAGTCTTTAGAACCCTTAGCTCCAAAATATCCGCCTATAATGCCAATAACTCCGCCAAGAGCGGTTTGAACCAGGGTCATAACTTCGGCTGAAACGTCTACTGGCTCGCCAGTTTTACTGGTTTCAATTGCAGCTACTATATAGTCTCCAATTATTGCCATTCCAATTGCAGCCATTACTCCTGCTGCCAGTATAAGCATAATTTTTTCTTTAATCATTTATTATTCCTCTTTTCTTAGTGGTATTGTTGCTAGCCAAATAATAGTAGCAATTACTGTCGCTACTCCTACAACTTGCTGAGCACTACCCGTTAGGGTCAGCCATGCTATAAAAAAACCAAGGAGAGTAAATATTTGGGCAATGCTTTCTTTAATTACCTCCCAGACGTAGCTAAGGACCTTTTTAATTATTTTCATTATTTCCTCCTTGTCATGGCTGCTGCCACAATATTACTTGCAATAATTACTGGTACGACGACTTCCTGTGCTTTTTCTCTTTGGTCATCTGTCATATCCTTACCCCATTCTGATGGGTCTAGGACTTTTTCTAAATCTATATCTGTTAATGTTCCTATTGGATCCGCCAAAAATTTTTCTGTTTGAACCTCTGTTACAGCATCTGCTAATGTATATGGCATTGGGGCATCAATATTTTTATTTGCCCTATTTCCAAATTCCTCTAATGCTTCTGCTACTGCTTCATTTGTTTTTGCTAATTCCACTACTTTCGTAACCTCCTCAGACCTAATGCCAAGAGTGGAAGCGACTGCAGCTTTCTGTTCTGGACTTAATGTTGCAAGAGTTTGGCTACTTGTAAGATCGGCAAGTAGCCTGGACATATCTTCAGACACTTCTGTATTTTCTGTTTTATCTTCAACTAATATTACAATATCTTCTTCTGGAAAACGTGGATCTTCTGGAGTAATTACTTCTGGCTCTATTACCACAATTTCTGGTTCTGTGGTATTATCTGGAGATGGTTCTGGAGAAAGTTCGATTGGAGATGGCTCAGGTGTTGGCTCTGGGGTTGGATCTATATCCGTTGGCTGAGGTGAAGGCTCTGGTGAAGGCTCAACAGTGGGCGATGGCTCAGGACTTGGAGTTGGTTCTGGTTCAGAAGTTGTTTCAGGTGTTGGAGTTGGAGTGGGATCGATTGGTTGAGTTTGCTCAGGCGATGGTTCAGGATTAGGCTCTACATTTTGTGCATTAGCAATTGCATTAGCAATTAAATTTGCAGTAACACGCATTTCTTCTTGTACTGCTAACTGTTCTTGTGTTGGTCCAACAACAACTGGCTCTGGCTCTAGTGTTGGAGTAGAAGATCCTGGCTGTATCTGTGTTGCTCCCCATGCTTCTAAAGACACAATAGATCCATCATGTAGCCTAACGCCAGTTCTCATATTATTATATTCTGGCCCTTGATAACTATATGATACTGCAAGACTTCCAGTATTAGTAATAGCTACTAATATATTTATAGTGCTTGGCTCAGCCCCCCATTGACCAAATGGAATAGCCTGCATATTTAATTGAAATCCGCCTTCTGAATATAATATGTCTAAAGTATTTGGAGCGCCATACCAACCAGTAACCCAATCCATAGAATATAAAGAAATTGACGGGGTTTGTGGATAATCCCAATACGTATTATCTGCCTGTCCAAATGTAATTACTGAGTTAGTTGTTGCGTATACATTTGAATACTGTACACCGTCAAATGTTATTGTTGTAGCTATTGGAATTTGATAAGATGTATCGTCGCCGCCGCATGTATCCATCGTATTGACTGTTGGGGCTGGGTCGCCCTCGTAGGCGGCTGCTATTGTTTGTGACTGTAAATAGTTAACGCAAGTTGCGTATGCATTTGATGGAACAAGAAAAACCCAGCCAAACATTAAAATTGCGGCTAATGATAGTCTCCATAATTTAGTTCCAGTCAACTTAAACTCCTTGTTACAACTTTTGTAACAAGTTAATTATAACATTAAATTATTTAGCGTTGTCTGTTTTATAAAAGCCTGTGCCCTTGAATTGAATGCCAAATGTACCGTATTGTTTAACCATTGCAGCACCACATTTTTCACAAAGCTCAACCATATCAGCTTGCGTTATTGGCTTAGGTATTTCTTTTGTGTATGAACATATCACACACTTGTAATCATACGCTGGCATTTATCTCCTAAATTTAAGGAGCAGTTTTTTACAGTCATGCTCAGGACTATACCAGTTATTTTTCGTCGCTGTCTTCCCCGACGATCCTAGGCTGCGATGCCCAGGATACCATTATACTATTTCTTCTTCTTGCGTTTCAAGAGGCCTTCTTTTTCTGCCTGCTCAAGCATTTCATCCTGCTCTGCTCCAGAAATTGCGGCTAATTCATCACCATCAGTAATTGAAAACACTTTTGGTTTTGCTTCCTCTGGAACCCTCTTGATTAAATTAACTATTAGCATTCCTTGTAGCATTATAGCGCTATGTACTTCAACATATTCTGCAAGAGAAAATGTTCTTGTAAAATTGCGACCTCCAATGCCTCTGTGAATGTAGGTGCTACTGGTGTCTGATTTGCTTTCACCAGTAATCGTTAAAACATTTTTTTCCTGTTTTACCGTGATGTCTTCTTTGCTAAATCCTGCCAAAGCAATTTCAACAGCATAGGAGTCTTCTCCAATTTGTTTTAGATTGTATGGCGGGTAATTAGTAGATGCACCCATAAGTTTTTCAAGATCTTTAATATGGCGATCCCAGCCAATAAAAAATGGATCTTTAAAAAGATCCAATGATAGGTTTGTAACCATTTTATTCCTCCTTCAAGCGAATAAATTAATATGTGGGCCCCTGACGGCGACCCACATATATTATAGCAAAAAGCTTTTTAGATTACAAGATGCGTTTTTTCTTCTCTTTCATCTTTTCTTCATTTGCTGTTGCGGCATATAGGGCTCTTTGATGAGCCAATGCTCTTCCTCTGCTTGGGTGACATCCTTTAAGTTCGCCCTTATCATTAACTACTGCAAACCCTCTGCACCCTGCTACATTCTGTTTAATATTGTATGGCATATTATCTCCTAATCATTTGGGGGCTCTGGCATATCCATTTGGATTAGCCCCAATTCTTTTGCAAGCTTTTGTCCTTCTGGACTAAGATGTAGTGTTGCTTCAAGATTTTCATCATATTCAACCTCCATCAAACCTTTTTCATATAACTTAACAAGAGTTTCATCGACATAACTTGTATGAGCTTCCCATAATTCTGGTGCTATGTCTTTAGCTTTTTCATCTATGGCAAATATAAGTTCACCATTTTCATCCATGCCTTCCAGAGTTATTGCGCCTATTTCTAAATAGTGCTCTAGCTCCATTCCGAACTCCTCTTCATCCATATCTTTATTATACTCTCTTTTGTGTGGCGTGTAGGACTTGAACCTACGACGGCCAAATTATGAGTTTGGGGCTCTGACCAACTGAGCTAACGCCACCTAGCCCTATTGTATTGTGCCATCCTCATTTTTGTCAATGGTTGTCTCCACCAACTGCTGGACGTAATCAGAGAAATGTTTTCTGACGCTTCCAGGTGGTCTTGATCCAAGAGACTTCCACAATCTCTTATATTCAACTACATTTGCAAATGTGGTAGGGCAAAGCATATATCCCGCATACTCTTTTAGGGTAGTAGGCAGCGGTACATGTTTTCCACAGCATTTACATTCTTTAGCTTTATCTTGATATATGCTCATAGTATTTCCATTCCATCTAGTACGTCCGCCAATTTTGAAGGCATCTTTGGTGGTCTAATTACATTAAGTCTAACGTCTTCTTCCTGTCTATCATTTCTACGTGCAATTGAGTCGTATGTATGCACATTTATTTCCTGATTAGTTTCAAATTTACTTCTGCTTATGGCGTTATATATTGAACCACATACAGCATCCGCCAAGTCTTTTGATCCTTTTCTTGGATGATCTACTCTATCACGCATAATTTTCAGCTGCAAAAGCTCATCTATAAGTAATTTAATATTAGGCCCAGAAAGCCTTTCTTCCGCCACTACCATAGCCATATCATCATAATGCTTTTTGGCAACTGACAAAGTCTCCGTATTTATTCCGTAGGCTTTTAGCTGCTGCATCATGTCATGCGAATTCCATCTATCAAATGTGCAGACTCTTATTTTAAATCCACGAGTTCTTAAAGACAAAATATAATCTTTTACCTCTGTAAAATCTACAGATTTATCAGCAGTAGGAGTCCAATATCTAACTGCATCTACTTCTACGATTGGCGCAGGCTGGGAGTATGTATCGGTTACTTTTACATTTACCCACTTTTGAACATGGGCCATAGATACGGCACAATGGTCATGCTTTTGTGCCAAGTCTACATGCAAGAAGTATTCCTTATCAGGGTCTGGTGCGAACCAATTTTCAAATCTACCAAAGTTGTCTACTGCCAGCGCCATATTGTTAAATGCTTTTTCTATTTTCTCACGAGACTTAAAGAAAGCATCTACTGCTTCTGGGGGCATACAGGCAAAGCGACCTAATGCATCTGGCATATTTTTATAAAATTCTACCTTAAAGTTTTCTATGCTTTTAGTTGGATTGATTTCCCATGTTGGTCTTTTGAGAGCATAGACCTTTGGAATTGTATAAGAGATGATATGATCTTCTTCCCATTCAACTATAAATTCATTTCCCTCTGTGCCGTCTGGCAACTCTTCATCCA